GTAGCTTTTGCTGAAGACGAGATTGAGTGGGAAGAAGACGAGGAAGATGATGGCGAGTAAACCTGGACTTTATGCAAATATCCACGCTAAACAGGCTAGGATAGCAGAGGAGAAGGCCAAAGGTGAGAAGGTAGAGCGTATGCGTAAACCTGGCACCAAAGGCGCTCCTACTGCTAAAGCGTTTAAAGATAGCGCAAAGACGGCAAAGAAATGAAAAAACACGACAAACCTATTGAGCACAAGACCACAGGGAAGGGTAAAACCTACAACCCTACGGACAAAGGCGCTGGTATGACTGCCAAAGGAAGGGCAGAGTACAACGCTAAGAATGGCTCAAACTTGAAAGCACCTGCCCCAAACCCCAAGACTAAAAAAGACGAGGGGCGTAAGGCATCTTTTTGTGCCCGCATGGAAGGGGTAGTGAAAAACGCTAAAGGGCCTGCAGAGAGGGCAAAAGCATCATTAAAGAACTGGAACTGTTAATGACCCATAAATTTGCTAATAATGGAACATTAAGTTTACAAAAAAGACTTAACCAGTTACGTTATGATGCAAAAAAGAAATATGGATTAACAAGGGAAGAAATTGTTAAGTTAAGAGAAAATCCTTGTGAGATATGTAATGTCAAAGCAAAAAAAATGTGTATTGACCATAAAATACCATCAACCTACAGGGGTGTTCTTTGTCAACAATGTAATGTCCGTTTAGGATGGTTTGAAAAATACAAAGAAACAATTATTGATTACCAACAAAGAGGCCCACAAAATGCCATTAGTTAAAAGTAAATCACCTGAAGCGTTCAAAAAGAACTTAAAAACTGAGCTTAAAGAAGGAAAGCCCTTAAAGCAAAGTTTAGCGATTGCATATTCAGAGAAACGTGAAGCAGCTAAAAAGACAGAAAAGAAAGGTAAGAAATAATGTTTAACTTTACACATTCAACCCAAGAGGTTAATTTGGTCATCCAAGCACTTGAGCACAAGATTAGAGACTTGACTGAGTTGTTGAACAAAATGGTTCAGAACGCACAAGCTCAAGCCCCCAAGCCTGAAGTTCAAGAAGCACCAAAGGCTGAATGATGCCAGGAGGACGCCCAACCGATTACGATGAGTCATTCTGCGATAAAGTCGTGGAGTTGGGCGCTATGGGTAAGTCTGTAGAGCAAATAGCCAAAGAACTAGGCTTTGCTATTAGAACTTTATACTTATGGAGAGATACTTATCCACAGTTTATGCAAGCCTTAAACACAGCTAAGGAATTAGAGCAAGCATGGTGGGAAGATCAAGCTCAAGCGTATATGTTAGAGCACAAAGATGGGCCAAAACTGAACGCAACATTGTGGTCTAGGTCGATGGCTGCTAGGTTTCCTAAGAAGTATAGAGATAACTCTAAGATTGAGTTGACTGGTGAAGGTGGAGCGCCATTGATTCCACACATACAAGTTAGTTTTGTAAAGCCCAATGAATGAAATTCAAGAGGCGATAAGTAGGGCAGAGTTTCCCCAAAAACTCCAATGTTTATTTGTTCCTGAAAAAGCTCGCTATCGCACGATCTATGGCGGTCGTGGGGGTGGCAAATCTCACTCGGTCGCAAAAGCGCTATTGGTCAAGGGAGCAATGGCAACCTTACGCATTTTGTGTGCTCGTGAGTTCCAAACGTCTATTAGGGATTCTGTACACAAACTACTGTGCGACCAAATCGAGTTATTGGGTTTGTCAACGTTTTACGAAATAACCCAAAATTCTATACGAGGTAAAAATGGTACAGAGTTTGCCTTTGTTGGGTTGAAGAATAACATTGCTAACGTAAAATCATTTGAAGGAATAGACATTTGTTGGGTGGAGGAGGCCCAAACGGTTTCAAGAATGTCATGGAACATATTGATTCCAACGATCCGAAAAGAGGATTCTGAAATATGGATCACGTTTAACCCAGAGTTAGAAACGGACGAAACCTATCAACGCTTTATTGTCAATGCGCCTGAAAATTCCGTAGTTGCCAAGGTCAATTGGTCTGACAATCCTTGGTTTCCTGAAACGCTACGACTAGAGAAAGACGCACTAAGAGCAAGAGACCCAGAGGCCTATAACACGGTTTGGGAGGGTCTATGTAGGCAAACGGTAGATGGCGCTATCTTTGCCAAAGAAATCCAATTTGCAGAGCTAGATGGGCGCATCACTAGAGTGCCTTATGACGCTACAAAGCCTGTACACGCCATTTTTGACCTTGGGTGGAGTGATGCTACTGCCATTTGGTTTATGCAGTTTGTAGGCATGGAAAATAGGCTTATAAGGTACTTTGAGACTAACCAAGAAACCATGTCTAGCATCCTCAATAAGATGCAAGGATTTGGGTATATTTACGATACTTTGTGGCTACCCCATGACGCAGAGAACAAAACTTTGGCTGGAAATGGTCGAAGTATTGAAGAAATTGTACGAAATTTGGGTTATAAGACTAGAATAGTGCCTAAAGTACCAATTGTGGATTCCATTAACGCTGCGAGAACTATTTTCAGTAACTGTTACTTTGATCGTGAGAACTGCCATCAAGGGCTAGAAGCTCTGAGGCATTATCGCTATGAAGTAGACCCTGATACTGGGATGTTCTCTAAGACGCCTTTACATGACAATTACAGTCATGGAGCAGATGCGTTTAGGTACATTGGGCTAATGATTAGCGAGCCTAAAAAAGTCGTTAAGAAAGCGCCTGTAAATATTCAATCTTCTTGGATGGGTTAAACATGGTAGATGATCTTGAATCTAGCGACTTAATAGCAGACGCACAAGCCTTTTTGCACTTATGTGTAGAGGCAGATATGATGAACCGTACTGAGGCGCTAGAAGACCTTAGATTTAGCGCTGGTGACCAATGGCCTGTTGAGATTCAAAACTCACGCACTTTAGAGTCACGCCCATGTCTAACTATTAACAAGGTAGACGCATATTGTCGACAGATTACTAACAACATACGCCAACAACGCCCACGCATCAAGGTTCATGGTGTAAACAATGAATCTGATGAGAAGATGGCAGACATCCTCACCGGCATTTGTAGGCACATCGAGGTCAACTCAGACGCAGACCAAGCCTATGATAACGCTGCAGACTACGCAGTTCGCATGGGTTGGGGTTTTATTAGGGTCAATACAGACTATGTAAGAGAAGATTCTTTTGACCAAGAAATCTACATCAAGTCAATAATGAACCCATTTACGGTTTATTTTGATCCTAATTCCATATTGCCTGACGGTTCAGACGCAGAGAAAGTCTTAATTACTGAGGTTATTTCTAAGAAGCAATTTAAGGATATGTACCCTGACGCAGACGAGGGTGTTCAGTTCAACCAAAGGGGAGCTGGGGACACAAATGCAGAATGGGTGATGAAAGAAGATATTCGCATCGCAGAATACTTCTATACAGTACGCACAAAAACCAAGTTATTGCTTTTGGCAGATGGGTCAAAAATATACAAAGACTTGTATAAAGGTGACCCAAATTTAATCATCGACCAAAGGGACACGGTCAAGAAAGAAATCCGTTGGGCAAAGCTCACAGGGATGCAAATCCTAGAAGAAGGCGTGTGGGCAGGTCGTTATATCCCTATCGTTCCTGTTTACGGTCACCAATTGATCGTTGAGAACAAGCGCAAAAAGTTTGGTTTGGTGCGCCAGGCTAAAGACCCACAAAGGATGTACAACTTTTGGCAAACGTCAATGACTGAATCCGTGGCTTTAGCGCCTAAACCTAAGTGGTTGTTGGCAGAAGGTCAAGACGAGGGCCATGAGAACGAGTGGGCACAAGCTAACGTTAAATCTGCGCCTGTGCTCAGATATAAGCAAGTGGACATCGAGGGCAGACCAGCTCCTGTTCCTACTCGCATCCAACCTGAAGCGCCTCCTGCGGGCATTATGACCGCCTCTGCCCAAGTTTCTATGGACTTGCAAGCAGTTATTGGCATTGTTGATCCTAACCAATTGCCCCAAGGTAACATTTCAGGCAAGGCTTTGAACGGTCAACAACAACAAGTTGATTTGTCAAACTACCACTTTTACGACAATTTAACTCGTTCTATTCGTCACATTGGTAAAATCATCCTAGATTTAGTGCCTAAGATTTACGACACAGAGCGTGTGATGCGTATCATTGGTGACGATGGTAAGCCTGACTTGGTGACCCTAAACACACCTGGAACTGACGAGTTTGGCATCAATAAGATACTGAATGACGTAACGGTTGGTGAGTATGATGTGGTGATGGACACAGGCCCAGGGTATAACTCCAAGCGCCAAGAGGCAGTTCAAGCCATGATGCCCTTGTTTAGCGCAGACCCACAACTTATGCAAGTCGCTGGTGACTTATTTATTCGCAATATGGACTTCCCAGGTGCTCAAGTCATCGCAGATCGTTTGGCAGTCAATAACCCATTGGCTAACATTGACAATAAATCTGCTATTCCCCCACAAGTTCAGATGCAATTGGCTCAGTCTCAACAACAAACTCAAGCCTTGCAACAACAGATTCAACAGTTGCAGATGGCTATGAAGCAACGCCAAGACATTGAAAGTGTCAAACAAGACGCAGAAACTAAGCGTGAACTCATGCGTCAGACTGCCAAGGCGCACAACACAGAATCTATGCTTGAAGCTCGTGTACACGATGTGAACACCAAAGCAATTACAAGCCAAAACAAGACAGAAATTGAGTCAATCATGGAGTTGTTGTTGCACCACATGGACACAGGGCGTTTAGAGCGTGAAATCGCTGCTAGAAACGCTGAACAGTACCAATATGCAAACCAATCTGTTCAATCCATAAGTTGACAAAATAAGCATTTCGTGTTAAAAACACAAAACCTTACCTATGAGGTTCATAGGGTAAATTCTTGAGGAAACTCATGTCTGAAAAAGAAGCGAGCCAAGTGCTCACAAGTGAAAATTCTGGTGATTTTTATGCTCAAAAATTGGGTTTAGCTAACGAGACACCTGTAGAAGCTGCAGAACCTACAGAACCTCCAAAGAGTGAACCTGAAGCGTTAGAAGAACCAAAACCAACAGAAGAACCGAAGCCCAATAAACTTGAAAAGAGGTTTTCTGACATAACAAAGCAACGTGAGATGGCTCGTCAAGAAGCTGAACGAGAGCGTCAACGTGCTAGTGAGTTGGAA